TAATAGTTTTAAGAATTGTCTGTTCTCAAACTTATCATTATCCCATAATGTAGATACATTGAACTTGCGTGCCCAATCATTGAATGTAATTTCTTTTTGTATTTTAGTTGCCATCATTCTGTTTCGTTAGTATGTATATTCTTAAATTTATCTGCAGCTATACTGTCTTGTTCTTCTAATAGCTCTAATGCTATTTCATATCTAGTAAGGTTTACATTACTAATATACAGTTCATTATATATTGAATCTATTCTGTTTTGTAGGAGAGTATTTTCTCTCTTTAAACTTGCTGTTTCATAACCAGCTGCAAATAACACAATTGCTGCTATTGCAAATAATATTGCTGTTTTCATAGGTTATTTGTATGTTTTAATATATTCTTTAATACACCATTTAATCATATCCCATAGATAATATCTCTGTTTAGACTTGGTTAGTTTGTACAAACCTTCATAATAACTAAAATATTTGTTCATAATGTGTAATTTAATGCACTAAATTAGAAATTTATTTCTTTTTTGCTGCTTTTGTTGGTGTTTTAGGCAACTTATTGCTCTTTTTAGAACTATATTTCTCTTTTCCTTCAAGAGCTGTTAGTAATGCAGCACTGAATATTTTAAGCAATTCTTTATCTTCTTCCATTACGCTAGCTAATCCAGCACCAAGTCCTGCACCATTTGAATCATCATGATATATAATGTCTACATGATTACCACGTATACTCATAAAGAAATGAGCATTCATGTCTTCTACCTTTAATTTACTTTTTGCCATGTTGTGTTTTTTAATTGTTAATGTTGTGGAGGTGAGGGGAGTTGAACCCCTGTCCAGACAAGTGATAATAATACCATTCTTACATGCTTAGATCTGAAGCTGTTCATGTACATTTACTTAGAGCAATTACAATGTATTACTACATAGTCCTAAGCACTTCTAATCAGTAGTTGGGATCGCAGGGTTTGCTATCTACCACCACTCTATTTTGACATAATAGAGAAAACGCTTGTAACTTTCTGTTTCCAGGTTGTTACCACCCAGTTGACTAAGCAGCTAATGCTAACTCAGAAGCGAAAGCCATAGCAATAATGCTAGCACCTTCTTCAACACGCTCAGATTGACTCTTTACGGTTATTGTTTAGAACTTGTTTACCTGTTCCAAGGCTTGCATGTGATACTACCAGCCTCATGTCTGTCAAAGCCAGTACACCCCCATTATGTATTTCTATCTAAAGATATATTCTTACAGAATCTGATTTCTTTATTACTCAATGTCCATATTTCACCATTATCCATGGCACAAGTAAATAGAAGATTATGCTCCTGGCTATAATCTATAACCAAGAAAGCATAACCTTCCATTCCATCAGAATATCTCATGATAGGTATCATTGGATTCAGTTGAAGAATCATTCTTTTTCTTTTTAATTATGTTGCCATCTTTATCAATGAATGGAGCCCTATGAAATTCATAGGACATCCATACAATGACAGTTAGCATCACAAAGATAACGATATATATCATTATTTGTAGGATTTAAATCTGATAAATCTAGACTTTTCTTGTGTATACTCATTTGTAGGTGTATACATATATCTACCATTCTTAATCTGTAATCTATTAGCAGCTGTTTTAGCTGAAGCATTACGATAGATGGATTCAATTAAGTTATCTGCACTAGGTACATAACTTAATACCTGAATGTGTGCAAAGTCTTTACTTGATGCAATTAATGTTGCCATGGTTGTTATTTTAATTTTGTGAATAATTCTACTAGTTTACCATCTTCTTGTGTAGCCAGTATAAACTCTTTTTTGTTCTTTTTAAGATTTTCTAAGAATTTAGGATGATTGTATTTACTTGTGTTTCTTACAAACTTAACATACTCTCTACATAAGTATTTGTTTTCCATTCTATTCATTCTAGGAACAACTTTTAATACATCTGTTAGATTGTTTAATATATTAACATTCTTTGCTTCGTCAATTATTTTAAACTCTCCACATTTGATTTTTCTAGTTACATTGCCACCATCTGATATATAATTACATAATACAGAAGATAATATACCCATGTCAAAATCATACACTTGATAGTAATGATTAAGCTTTACATAATCAGGAACTAATGAACTCCATGCTGTAATATAATCAGTTAGAGCCCAGTTTTTAGATGATGCATTTAATAATGCTATCTTCTCTACTAGTTCCACCTTGTCTTTAACAGTGATTGTTACATATGGAATATCCATATTGTTCCTAATCAATGCATTGAACAAATGCTGACCATCAATGATGTACATTTTCTTTTTACCATCAACAAATGATATCTCAGCTGCTACAACAGGTCTAATAATACCCATTTTGTTCACTGAGTTTGCTAATTTAGTCACCTGAGCTGGATTAATAGCTCTGTTAATACCTGCTAGGTAATAAAATGACTGTTTACTGTCTTTTTTCAATGTTAAGATTTTCATGTTTTCTGTGTTTTATTTTTAGATTTTTTATAATGTTTACTAGCTTGTTGTTGTCTAAGTACTTGCTTAGGTATGTCATCTATTATTGGTTGTATTACCTGAAACCGTGGTTTAAGTGGTAATGGTATATTAAGAAAGCTCATTGCTCCCTTATCTACATCATCTTTATATCTACCATCTATAAACTTACGTTCACCTGGTTTAGCATCTATCCTTCTCATTATGCAAGAGTTAGTTGTTTTAGATATTTTACTTGTCTTTCTCTATCCCATAGATTCATCATGTCTTGAGCCTTATCTGTTAGTTTGGATCTGTTATATGCAATACCAACTTTAAGTTCTCTAGCCCATTCAGTGAATGATAGTTGTTGTTCAGGAACAACTGTTGATTGTGTTTTAATGTTCTCCATAATTAAATTGATTAATAATTAAATAAATTAGTCTTCTGGTTCATCATCTGGATTATCATCCATCTCATCCCAATATTCATCATCATCAGGATATTCATTGTCATCTTGATCATATAAATAGTCATCCTCATCCCATAATAGTCTAAGTGTTACCTTATCCATGTATAGCACTGGAACAGCTAAGCCATCTTCAAAGGCTAAGTCTTCTATTTCTATCTCAAGCTCACCATTATAATCTGATAGTATAAGATTGATGTCTTTGAGCTCTATGTCTCTGAGTTCATCTGTACCTGGTCCATCATCCCACCAACCTACCTCATCAGGTGCTGCTAATGCAACAGCCTTTTCATCAGGATTAGCTGTATATGATACAACAACAGGCATAATAGGACAACCATTTATTTGTATATAAGCCTCTTGATCTTCTGGTGTGTGACCTAATAGAAATACTCTATCATATGTATATCTTTTACCATATATGGTGTCTGTAATTGTTTGTTTGAACCACATGCCTGGTTTTAGTTTTTCAGGCATATATGAGTCAAATGTTAGTTTTGCTTTTATGTACATTTTTGTTTGTTTTTAATGTATTATCTATATCTGTTATGATAGTCATAACAAGAATAACATACTTTAGCTATATAATCTCCTTTTGCAGATGTATGTAGATAAAGTTCTGCTCTTCTGTCACCAAAGCTACCATCTAATGAATCACCACATTCTTCACAAATGTATTTCTCTTTAGAACCAAATGTAATAGTGTCATATGAAGACATATCTATCTCATCATGATTATCAAGAATTGGTTCTTGCCCTTCAGCAACTATGTCTGCTGGTAGATAACCAATACCATCTAATATATCCTGTAATGTTACAGTGAATACACCTTTGTCTGTTAATGACTCAAGTATGTCATGTCTGTTAAAGAACTCTTTGCATATATCATGGTCAAAATACCAATCAATAAATGATTGTTTATCAATCAATAAGGTTTTAGTCATATAATTGTTTGTTTAATGATGAAATAAATAAGGACCCAGCTAGGGGAAGCTGAGCCCTATATCTACCAACACACACATCTAAAATCCTAATAGTTCTAAATCTTGTGCGTTAGCCTCAATTGAGACTATTGTGTGTTTAATACTTTCTATTCTATATTTAAAGTTTGCTATCATTTTAAATATATAAAACTCTTGAGGTGTTAACTGTATTGTTTTCATCTTATTGCTATATTAATGTGAGTTTTTAGATAGGTTAAATCTAACCTTTGTGTCTTTAATTTGATCTAAACATTCGTCATAACCCTTAAAATAGTAATATGTTTCCACTCTACATATATAACTATCAATAAGTAAATAACCTCCAAAATATCCAATAACGGACATTAAAGAGATGAGTGCAAGCTTCTCATTACTGTATTCAACAGCTAATGGAAAGAGTATGATTAACACTGTTGTAATCATAATCATAGCAATACCAAGGTACAATTCAAATTTTTTCATAAATAATGTGTGTTAAAAGATTGTGTAATAATGTGTTGTAAAGAATATAGATTTTGTGCCTCAATCTACAAAGCCTCTATTCAATGAAGTAGAACAGATAAACTCCTATATTATCTTTGCCATAGGTTAACTTTACCTACTACGCAACGCATTTGTTTTGGTGCATGATATTGTCTTTGTACACTGCATGATGATAGTAACATAACTATAACCATTGTAGCAAAGAACCATGCTAACATTGTTGGTACTTCTTTTTTCATAACTAATTGATTTTAAATAGTTTAATAGAATCAAAGTCTTTTTCATCACCTGTCATATACAATATAGACATCATAATGAAATAGAATGCATAACATATAATGTATGGTGTAGAAGAAATAGCATCTTGGTATACAAATGCAAATCCAGATACTAATAAGAAGAATAGGACAATTACATATGGTACTGTCCATAGAGCTAATAAGTTAGCAATGTGTTTGATTAAGTTCATGTGTTGTTTATTAAATGATTGATTAATAATGTGTTATATAATATATATCGCCTTTGGTACGCTAAAGGCTAATGACAGAGATATATATTATGTGTTATATTACAACTGTGTCTGATGTATTGATCTTTCTAAATAGATTATGAATGTTCATATCACTGTCAACAGTTCGTACATATATGTATTTGTGCTCATCAGTGTTTAATAGAACAACAGCAGCAAATGCATCTTCCCAATACTCCTGACCATATCTTAATGCAATAGAGTTTAAACCACCATAACTAGTGATTTCTCCATCTGAATTGGCACAAAATACCATTGTCTCTTGCATCATTAGATTTGTAGAGGCAACAACATACTCTGGATGAAGTTCTTGTTCATAATCACGTTCATCAGTGATAACATCTGTGTGCTCCTCATAATCATAATCAGGATAATCTATATCATCAGGATAGTCTATATCCTTTGGATCATCAGCATGATATGATAAGAAGGAAGCATTATAGTCTTTCCACTCCCAACAATCATTCTCCATATAAGGAGTTTTAATTGTATTAGAATAAAGACTAACAACAATGATGTCTTCACCATTGGTTAATTGTTCATTAACATCAGGCCAATTTCCATGATGTACTTTTGTTTCGTTGGTTGTTCTGTTGATGATGTAATACATGTTTTTTCTATTTAATGCTATATATATTGTATTGAATAGCATGATTAGTTAATAGTGATTTGGTATATGATTATCCTGTGAGGGTTACACACCTTCTCTTGTGTTCACAGATAAGTTATTGATTATTAGCAGTTTATTATGCTTGCTGTGCCTATTTCCCACAACCCCTAACCCCTACACCCACTTGTATATGTAATAATGAAAGAGAGCACAATTTAATGCACTCTCTTTCATATTAGTGACTACCAAACATCAGATACTGATGCAACATTACTCTTCGCAGGAGCAACAGGCATCTTAACCTTAACGCGAGAACCACCTTCTGGATTACTAATGATATACTTAACGACTTGTTCGCCTGTTTCATCACTAATCAAAGGTATTGTATTATCAATATCTTGGAAGATTGGTTGCTCTTGAATTGGATAGTTCAACATATCAGCAAGCTTGATAGACTTGTTACGAAGCTTTGCACTCAATGGACGACTGAACCACAATAAACCGTAGTCAGATGTACCTTCATAATTAATTTTAAGAGTGACAGCTTGGTCAGTCTTAACATTCATTACAGGATAGTTAACATTATCACTCAATGATAATTCTTCGCTATCTACAAGATAGTCTTGTAATGTGCCTGCCAACACACGCTCTGTGGTGCCGTTAGTTTCAGGTGCATTTCTTCTGATGTTAAAAATTGCAGGCTTTTTAGCTACTGCTGTCTTTGCTGTTTTTGTTTGTGGCTGTGCCATAATGTGTTTTTGTTCAGATTGTGTTCTGTTCCCAATGTTTAATTGTGTCTTTGAGACCCCTGGGGGCTACCCCAATCGCTCAAATCACAGGAGGGGTCACCATGTGGAGTAGCCTCTCCTCCCATGGATAAGGGGGTTGTAACATCTAGAAAAAAATTTTGTAAAATAGTTCCACATGGAACCTTGGGTATAATCATCTGAGGACCAATGGCTTAAGTGGCCCCTGTGTTAAATGTTCCATGGCCCCATGTTAAATGTTTGCATGAATTTTTCTAAAAGTTTCATGCACCCATTTTTATACTTACAGTATAAATTGCACCCATAAATTAAACTTTGCCCCCATTTTTCGTAACAAATAACTATATAAATATGTTACAAGAGTGTCACAGTTTTTCAAATATTTGTGACACACTTCCAGGTTTGGCTGTGTTTCACTTCCTGATTTGGCAAGTTATAACAAGTCTATATTCTGCCAAAAGTCAAGCTATGGCTTTACCCATCTTACGTTTTGTCAAGCTATAGCTTTACATATTGTTCACATTTTCCTTCTGTTCACGTATTCGTGAACAAGCTTTGTTTGTGAACATAATGTGTCTTATAAGGGATATGCTCAGCTTAACAATGTTGCTTTTATAACACATTATGGTATGTTATGGTGTATAGTGATGGAATGTTCCACCAAAATTATAAACTCCTGTTGTATCAAAACTATAATATTTTGCAAGTTTTGATAATAGGTGAAAATAAATTTGGTAGTTTCAAAATAGTCTTCGTAACTTTGGGGGGGATTTAGGGGGGGCCCTAAGTACATCTAATCAGCTAATACACTATCTACAATTTATTGGTAGAATATAATGGATTATAAAAATAGTGCATAATATAGCATTCCTATTCCAGATAACTAAAATAGTTATTTGACAATCAAAGGAATATACATACCTTTGCTTTAACTAATTATGGAACCAACAAACAACAAGAAGCTAATTGTTCAGAAAATGAAGAGACCAGTGGGGGATTCCTACGCTGTGGCTGAGAAGTATTACAATATACTGTCAGCTGTGAATGGTCTTGGATTGACAGAACGTGAGGTGCAATTGATTGCTTTCACAGCCATCAAAGGTAACATCTCCTATGCCAATGTTCGTCAAGAGTTCTGTGAGAAGTACAAAAGCTCGCCCCCAACCATCAACAACATCATCTCCAAACTTAAACGTATTGGTGTATTTGTCAAGGACGGTACCAAGGTGAAGGTCAACCCAGTCATCATCCTAGACTTTGAGAAAGACATTGTCTTACAAATAACTGTAAGTCATGGATAAGCCAATCTCAATGTCAGTGAAGGATTATCTAGTCAGGACACTAGCTGTTAAGATGATGGTTTCAGAGAAGACAATTGAGACAGTGGTCAATCATCAGTTCCAATCAGCCAATGAGGCAATGGACTTAAATGACAGCATAGAAATTTCTGGATTTGGAAAGCTCTTCTTTAACAGGAAGAAGGCAGGAAAGAAGGTGGAGAAGCTAAATGCTAAAAAGCTAGCTATGGAACGTATTATTAATGATGTTAATACGTCTGAGCAAAAGAGAAAGTCTTCTATTGTCACATTAGAAAAGACAATAGTGCAGATAAACCAACTTAAACCAAGAACTACATATGAAGATTAACTTCTCCCAGATATATGAGGGTTGGAAAAATAACCTTTTCCCAGCTGAGAATATGAGAACTTACATTAAACAAGTGAGTGATGAAAGAATGGCTATATGTGAGGAGTGTGATCTCATATCAACAAAACATAAAACTGTCAGACCTGATGTACATTGCACAAATTGTGGATGTATGTTAATTGCTAAAACAAAATGTTTATCATGTGACTGTCCTCTTAAGAAATGGGAAGCTGTTATAGCCAATGTAGAAGAGGAGGAAGCATTAAAAAAAGAAGTTCATGGACAATAAGGTAATGCATATTAAGAAGATTCACCTAGATAATTTTATAGAAATCTTAGTAGATCTCTATAATAAAGGTGTGGACTATATTGATATTACAGGTGCTCCAGATGATAATCAAGAGAGTGATCAAGATAGGATGGCTGTATCATTTACAAAAGACTATATGATGGAAGGAGCTGAAGAAAACTTTAAAAATGTTCCTATACAAGGAATGGATATAAGTGAGCTTCTGAATCAAAAACTGTCTGATAAAGACTTGAATGATTTAATATGAGTAAAAAGAACAACTACGAAAAGGCTCTTCATATACTACAAGAACTACATAAAGACTTTCCTACATACAATTTAGGAAGGCATCTTGCTACAGCTCTTAGTGATTATGGAGATATATGGGGGATGACAGACAAAGAATTAGTCTTTGCTTTGGAAAAATATAAGACAGAGATTGAAATGGACGTTCCACATACAGATGAGTCTGAGATTGATAAGATTATAAAAGAAGGTATGGACCTTGATAATATACTAAAAGAAGAAGAAGATGGCGACTATTAAAAAAACTACATATATAAACACAGAGCTTGAATGGGCAGAAGCACAGCTTGTTTCCTGGAAAGCTTATGTAAATGCAAACCCACTACATGAATTGAAAGATAGAATTGAGTGGAAGCCTACAGCTAAAGGAGGAATGTTACCTATGGTAATAGCTAGTATTGAAGCTCAGGGTAAGTTTGTACAGGAGACAATGAAGAACTACCTTGCTCTAGTAGAAGTGGTAGATAAGCTAAGAAACATGGAAGAAGCTAAGGTGGAAGTGAGAGGAAAGGGTGAGTTGTCAGGAGCTGCTGCTGAGTTTTTAGCAAATAGAAAATAATGATTGAACTACAAAACATAGATTACAAAGATTGGTTCATAAATCAGAAACGTATTCCTGATAAGGAATCTGCTGAATGTAAACCGTTCTTTGATTTCCATAGAGAATTATGTTTAAATGGTGCTATGATGGGGGGTGTGTATATCAACCCCTTTTTATATTGGCACCTAAATATATGGCACACTGAGGTGGATGTCATAGATGATAGAGGAAGAATTGCACAAAAATATGCTAATCCGTTTTTAAGAGATAATGAGTGGCTGGTAACAAACGAAATTGATAGAGCCCAACAGGAAAAAAAGGGCTTGGTTATTCTAGGTATTAGACGTTTTGCTAAATCCGTTCTTGAAGCATCCTATATTGCATGGGGTGCAACATTTGATGAGAACTCCCAGAATATTATTGCTGGTTTGAATGCACCAGATATAAAACTTATTACGGATAAAATAGATAAAGGATTAAACTTTATCCCTGAGTATTGGAGATGGCAGAGAATTGAGGATAACTGGAAAAACCAGGTCACATTAGGTATTAAAACCAAATCTGGTGAACGTATCCCATTCTCTTCCATTCTGATACGTAACCTTGATGAAGGTAATAATGAAGAAGCAATTGCAGGTACAAAACCACGTAAATTAATTATAGATGAGATTGGTAAAGGAAATTTTCTTAGAGGTTTACAGGCGGCTATACCAGGTTTCACTACACCCTATGGTTGGGGATGTTCTCCAATTCTCACAGGCACTGGTGGTGATATGAAGAAATTTCAGGATGCAAAATCCCTGATGTTTGACGTAGACAACTTTAATTTCCTTACATATAATAATGCAAAAGATGATAAGCGTATACATGGCTTATTCATCCCAGCTAAATATAGAATGGAAGCTAAAGAGAAATCTACATTAGGAGCTTTCTTAAATGAGCCTACTGGATCAGACTTATATAACGTTGAAATGTTAGTGGGTGATGAGGAAAGAGCTAAAGAGATTACAGAGAAGAACCTAGAAAGACTTAAAAAGGCTGGAGATAGAATTGCTTATTTGAAGGAGAAGATGTACTACCCAATGGAGGTGGATGATATCTTCTTGAATGAGGATACAAACATCTTTGATATTGAATCAGCTAAGAGACAGAAAACCAGACTGTTACAACAAGAAAGAACAGGAACTCCTGTTACATTGTTCTCTGGAGAAAATGGTATTGAGCATGAGTTTACAGACAAGCTTCCTATATCTAACTTTCCATTAAAGAACAGTGATACAAAAGATGCTCCTATAGTTATATATGAATTCCCTGTAGAAAACCCTCCTTATGGATTGTATGTAGCAGGAGTTGACCCTTATAGACAAGGTAAGTCTGTGTATTCAAGTTCACTTGGTTCTGTATTCATATATAAAAGAATGCATGAAATTAGTGGTGAGAAGTATCAAGATATGTTCGTAGCTTCGTATTGTGCAAGACCTGATAAGAAAGAGATTTGGGAAGAACAAGCTAGACTTCTTATTAAGTATTACAATGCAAGAACACTGTGTGAGAATGATGATATATCATTTATAGAATATATGAAGGCCAAAGGGGATGCTCACTATTTAGAGAAACAACCTGAATGGCTTAAAGAAATTGTTCCAAACACAACAGTTAAAAGAGATTATGGAATTCATCGTTCAAGTGACAAAATAATTGAGTATCTTCACACCTGCTTAAAGAAGTATATGGAGTCTGTGATATTCAAAGAAACAAATGAGGCTGGTGATACTATAAGAGAAGTTCTAGGGGTGAGTAAGATATTTGATCCTGTATTGCTTGAAGAGATTATACAATACAATGATTCAGGTAACTTTGATAGAATCATTGCTGCAGAGTTAGCCATTGCACAAGCATTAAAGATGGACCCTATTATGGGTAAGATTGGTGGAACATCTGATGATAGAGTGAAGGCAATGTTTAGTAAGAAGAAAGGAAACGTACTGTTTACAGAATCAAGAGGTGGGATGTTTGGAACCTCTCATAATAAATATAAAAGAAATAAATTGTTTACATAATGGCAATTATAAGATATACAAAAGACGCAACAATTAGGTATGCCTATTTAAACATCTTCCCTGATCAGTTTAAAACTGAGAAGGAAAAGATGGATGAGAGTTGGATAAAGAATACAATGGACTACTTTGCAAACAAAGCTTACGCTGAGTATGTAAAGAACCGTGATACGTTTGTTAAGAACTACGATCTTGTTAAGGGTATTTTAAGACATGAGGATTTTTACCAAGAACCTGAGGTGAGAAGTTTTACAGATATGCTAACAGCTGATTTACAGCTTCCTGCATATGTAAAACATTATTCTATAATGACAACACCTATTAATGAATTAGTAGGTGAGATTTCTAAACGTCCAGATGCTTTCCGTGTGAAGGCATTTGATGATGATAGTAAGTCTGAAGAGCTTGAATTTAAAACAAGTATATTACAAGATTATGTAATTAATCAAGCTCAGTCTAAAATACAAGAACAAGCTGATTTAAAAGGAGAAGAAATCTCTGACGAAGACTTGCAAAAAATGACAATGGAGGATGTAAAAGATCAACTTGATTCTTATACATCTGTTGCAGAGAAGTGGGCTAATCATGTATTAACAGCTCAGAAAGCTGAGTTTATTTTAAAAGAAAAAAGTGAAGATGCGTTTAGAGATTTATTAATTTCTTCTAGAGAGTTCTATCATGTATATGAAGATAACTCAAAAGTTGGATTTAATATTGAGGTGGCTAACCCTAAGAATACATTCTTCTTAACTACACCAGATAGAAAATATATTTCAGATCCTTCAGGACGTGCACAAGGAGCATATGCTGCTGGTACAGTTATGGTGATGGAACTATCTGAGATTATTGAAACGTTCCCTGATATCACTAAAGAAGAGATTGATCACTTACGTAGTTCATTACAAGACTATGGTTTGATTAACGTACGTGAATCTAATCTAGGTAATCCTAATGCTATTCCAGGTATTGATTCAGTACAATATGATACATATGATCCATTAGTGTTACAAACAAGAATGGTAATTGAGTCTGAAATGAAAGAGAACAATGATGGCTTACAAGACTTCTTAGGTCTTACATCTAATGTTAGTTCATTTGGTTACAAGTATGTTGTTGTACGTACATATTGGATTTCTAAAAAGAAGATTGGTAAATTAATTTACTTAGATGAGTTAGGTAATGAGCAATCTTTACTAGTAGATGAAAACTACAAATCTGGAACTATTCCTACACAACAATCGTTAGAGTGGGGATGGATTAATGAATGGTACCAAGGAGTTAAGATTGGTCCAGACATCTATCATATTAAACCATATAAATTACTTCCTTATTGTCCTATCATTGGATTAGTACATGAAGTTAAGAATACAGAAGCTAGAAGCTTGGTAGATATGATGAAACCTTTTCAGGTTCTTTATAACGTTTGTATGAATCAATTATACAAGCTGTTAGAAAAAGAAGTTGGTAAGGTGTATTTAACATCTATTAGACATATTCCTATTCCTAAAGATGGAGATGCTCAAGATGCTCTTGATGTATGGGAAATGGAAGCACGTAACCGTGGTGTAATGTTTATTGATGACTCTCCAGAAAATTTGAAGAGCCCATCATCATTTAACCAGTTCCGTGATATTGATCTTACACGTACGCAAGAGATCCAATCTAGATATACACTAGCTCAACAATTAAAGAATGAGTGTTGGGAATTGATAGGTATGTCTAGACAACGTATGGGATCTATTTCAGCTAGTGAATCAGCTACAGGTACTAACACTGCTATTACACAATCATATTCTCAAACTGAGCCTATATTTGTTGCACATGAATACGTATTAGGTCAGCTTTATCAAGCTATAATTGATGCATCACTATATGTAGAAGCTAAAAAACCTGAGTCAACTATTTCATATATTACTAACGAAGGAGAATCTGCATTTGTACAAGTGAATGGTACAGATCTTAAGTTCCGTGATCTTAAAGTGTATTTAACTAATAGACCAGAAGATCAGAAAATGTTTAATGAAATTAGAGGCTTATCTCAAGCTGTTTTACAAAACGGTGGTTCATTACATGATATCATTGAGCTTTACAGCACTAACTCTGTACGTCAGATGAAGAAGGTGTTTAAGACACTTAAAGATCGTCAAGATCAAATGCAAGATCAACAAATGCAACAAAAGCAACAAGAACTTGAGCAACAGCAACAGCAATCTATGGCAGCTATTGAAAGTGCTAAACAAATGCAAGCTGAAAAAATAGCTCATGATGATTATCAAAATGCATTAGACAGAATTAATAAGAAAGAAATTGCTATTATTTCTGCTGAATCTAAAGGGGGATTACCAGATACAGACATAAATGGAGTTCCTGATGCTTTAGAAGTTGATAAATTAATGCGTGAACAAACAAAAGCTGCTAATGATTATCAATTAAAAATGAACGATATTCAATCTAAAAATACATTAGCTTTACAAAAACTTGAAGTAGAAAAAGAAAAGTTAAAAGTATCTAGAGAGAATCAAGCAAATGATTTAGCTATTGCTAAAGAGAATGCTAAAGGTAGGGCGAACAAGAAAACTAAATAGTTATGTTTGATAAACTGATTGAGATTATATCTAATTGGTGGTTACAACTAACCCCAATAATTATAATAAGAGATTACGAGAAAGCTGTATTACTTAGGTTTGGAAAATTTAAAAAAGTTCTTGAACCTGGAATACATTTGAAAATTCCAATGTTTGACGAGGTGATTGACCAGCATGTTGTCACTACAACATTAAGTCTTGATGCACAATCTTTGTATACAGCAGATAAACAGAATATTGTTGTGAAAGGATTGATTAAATATAAGATAGCTGACGTTAAAATATTCTTATTAGAAGTTTGGGATGCTCAAGATGCTATATCAGATATGGCACAAGCTATCATTAAAAATGTCATTATGTCTATGACATTAGATGAGTGTACAGATGCTGAAATTGATAACACTCTTACTAAGAAAGTGAGGGTGGAAGCTAAGAAGTGGGGGGTTGAAGTTCAACAAGTTACACTCACTGACCTAGCTCCAATAAGAAGCATTAGACTTATAAATGACAACTTTATTAATAAATTAGATTAGAGTAAAAAATATTAATGCTATATTATCTTAAATAATGATCTATATAGAGCTTCATCTCTTTGATATTAATTTACTATAGTATACTTTTACATTACAAAACCAATTAAAACTCAACTACATATGGCTGAAAATCTAGATAATCCAGGTTTTGGGAACTTTAGTATCCAAGATACAATGGAAATGGGAATGGGCAACGCTGAATTGTTAAACGATTTAATGGGCCCTGATAGTGCTACATCTAATCCTGATGACATTAAGGATATTAATGACACTCCCCCTCCTGCTCCTGATAAAAAAACTACTTCTGCAAATTCAGGTAAAAAACCTGATGCAGACAATTCTAGTGATGACACTTCTGATAAAAAACCTGATGAAAAGAAATCTTTAACAGACTTCTTATTAGGTGGAGACGATGAAGAAGATGGTGATGATTCAGAAGATACTGATAATCAACCAGTTGCAAAAACTAGTAAACAAGATAGTAAACAAGATGATGCTGATGAAGAGGAAGGAGATGATGCTCCTGAGTCAACATTTTCATCTTTATCTAAAGACCTTTTCAAACTGGGTGTATTCACTCAAGGAGAAGATGAAGAAGAAGAACCAATTACAACTCCAGAACAATTCTTAGAGAAGTTTAATGCTGAGAAAAAGAAAGGAGCTATTGAAGTGGTTGATAACTTCATTGGTCAATTTGGAGAAGATTATCGTAATGCATTTGATGCCATATTTGTAAAAGGAGTTGATCCTAAAGATTACTTTGGTACATATAACCAAATTCAATCATTTGCTGAAATGGATCTTGCACAAGAAGCAAATCAGGTTTCTGTAATTAAACAAGCTTTAGCTGATCAAGGATTTGATCCTGAAGATGTTACATCTGAAGTTGAAAGACTTAAGAACTACGGAGATCTTGAAAGTGTTGCTACAAAGCATCACAAGGTCTTAGTAAAGAAAGAAGCTGTAAAGCTTCAAAAAATGGAACAAGAGAAAGAAGTACAATTACAACAACAAGCTCAATATAAACAGCAATATGCTAATAATGTAACCCAAGTGTTACAAGACAAGCTAAAAGCAAAAGAGTTTGATGGTATTCCTCTTAATCCAAAACTGGCTGGTGAACTACAAGATTTCTTAGTAACAGATAAGTACAAGACAAATTCTGGTGAAACATTAACAGACTTTGATCGTACTATTCTAGAACTTAAACGTCCTGAGAATCATGAAAGAAAAGTGAAAGTTGCTCTTTTACTTAAGATCTTGGAAAAAGATCCTACACTTTCTACGATTCAAAAGAATGGTGTCACCAAAAAGTCAAATGAATTGTTTGGTGAGGTAGCCAGACAGGTTAGTAAAAGTGCTGTGAAATCTAAACAACCAGTCAAAGCTAACTCATGGTTTCAATAAACAATTTCAATAAACATTAATTAAAAAAATAAAAAAATGGCAATTCAAACAATTCCAGGTTTAACTGGTTTTACTTACGCAAGAGTAGCTTCTATGGACAAGCGTGCTGTAGGTAAATTAACAGATGCTAACCACTTGGAAAGCTTTCACTCTACAGAGCCAGCAGATTATGATAAGAAAATTATCAGTTTGTATACTCAAAGCTCTCTTTACAGTAATGACTTCTTGGACATGATTAACAAGAGCACTCCTTACTATATTGACAACAACAGTGATGCTTGGAAGTGGCAGGTACAAGTTCCATACAAGTTCCCTAAAATCATTGACATTCCAACAAGTACTTTAGAGCTGAGCAAGCCAGGTATTGATGGTCAAGAATTCCAATTAGTAATTGATACTAATGAGTTCTCTAAGAATGCAATTGTATCTGTAGGTACTCGTCAGTATGGTCCTCGTTTCTATGTAATCAAAGATCCAGTAAACTGGAACATGGGTTACTTATACACTTTCACTTTAGTTACAGACAATCCAACTGTAGATTTCGTTAGTCCTAACTTCTTAAGAGTTGGTATTGAATTGGAATTAGTTGATGCTGCAATTGGTGAATTTGACCAAGACTTATTAGGTCTTCCTCGTTTAGGTGAGCAAATCACAATGTTTGAATCTTTAGGTTCTGCATATGGTTATGAGCACAAAATCACTGAGTGGGCTGATGATAAGATGATGGTTGATGCTTCTGGTAAAGCTTTAGACATTTTAGTATATGCTCCTCAAAGACGTAACCAATTACCTTTAACTCGTAATGATGTTAAGTGGGAACCATTTATTGAGTTCTGGATGCGTAAGTCTATGTTAGAATTAAAAGTTAAGCGTATGATCTGGGCTAAGCCTGGTACCGTGAAGACTAATGGTTCTAAGCAAGAATTAAAGCGTACATCTGCTGGTGTTTACCACAGAATGCGTAATAACGGTAACTTAGTACAATACAACCGTGGTGAGTTCACTGCAAACTTGATTCGTTCAGTGTTTGGTGACTTGTTCTACAGACGTGTTGATGTTAAGGATCGTAGAGTTAAAATGTACACTAACGAAGCTGGTTTTGACGTGTTCCAACAAGCTTTAAAGAATGATGCATTGAATTCAGGTTTAACTTTCATGGCTGATTCTGGTAACAGATATTTACAAGGAGAAGGTCAACACATTACTTACAACTTTGCATTTGATGCAATGGTTACACGTGAGACTGGTCGTGTTGAATTGATCCACTTGAAAGAATTAGATCTTCCTCAAACAAACTTAGAATTTGGTCAGAATAAGAAGTCAACTCCAGTATTTATGGTGTTTGATGTATCTCCAATGTCTGATGGTTCTATGATCAACAACATTCGTGAAGTACGTATGAAGGGTGCTCCTTCTATGACTTGGGGTTATATTGATGGTACTCGTCACCACTTAGGCTTTGCTAAGTCTCAAGGTATGAGTTCTGCAAATAAATTCCCAGGATACGAAATCTGGATGAAAGATCGTTGTGATGTATTCATTGAAGATTTATCTAGAACAGTATTGATTGAAGAAATTCCTCAATTCTAATAAAAGAGTTAAGGGTTAAAATCCTTAAAACTACACAGAGAAGATGTTCCCCCCTCCCTCAACGAGGGGGAATCTTCTTACACAGATGGATGGGTTTGGGCTCCATGCCCCACCGCATTCCCTTCAATGGGAACCATCTGCAAATAAACCAATAAAAAACAACTACATATGGGTAAGATAGGAAAAATCTCTACGTTAAAAAAAGAGTATAACAATTCTCAGTTACAAACGATGCAGGCTGGTCTTGCACAGAAAGGCTTAACAAGAATTCCTGGTACAGGTGTTTTCAAGTATCCTTATAAAGAACTTGATGGACAGTACAGAACAGGTCTTGATCCAAATGCTGCTTACATTAGACGCATTAGTGATAATCTTGAAAGAGAGTTAGAAGTTGAAAGAGTTACAGCATTGAAAGCTAAACTTGAAGCTGCTATGGGTGATATTGACTTAGGTCCTCGTTCTAAATTTTGGAACTATGGATTGTCTACATCTACAGATGATGTACTACATGTACAAGCTGTTAAGTTAATGGATGGTGATAACTTCTTTGATTTTAGTAATCCATCTCAAGAGTTAGCTTTTGCATGGTTAAGAGTTCATCCAACAATTGCTTCTAGCTATCAAGCATGGGAGCGTGGTGAATATTCAGCAGATATACAATTTTATGTTGCTGATGATGAGATTGAAAACCAAGTGATTTTCAAGAAGAAACAATTGATCAACAAGGCTATTGTTAAGTTTGATGCAATGACTCCTGAAAAGAAACGTAAGGTAGCAAGATTATTAGGTTTACCAGTTAGTGAAGATTCTAAAGAAGAGTCTGTATATAACCAAGTAGACAACCTATTAAAACAAACTGAATTCAAAAATGGTAAACACGCTGGTTTAAATCCTGTAGAAGTGTTTAACAGATTTGCAGACATGAGTGAAAACTTACTCCATATTAAAGATTTAGTAAAACAAGCAGTTGCACATTCTATTTATAGAATAAAAGCAAATGACAAAGTATATGAAGGTGAACATGCTATTGCAAAAGATGAAGATGATTTAATCAGATTCTTAGCAGATGAAGATAATCAAGATGCATTGATCACTTTGGAACAAAAATTGAAACTTAAAAAACTAGCCTCTGTATGATCCCTGTAGATAGTTTATTATATAAGATAGACCAGAAACTAAATAAACTATCAACTAACGAGCATCAACAAATTAACCTAGAAGACAAAATTTTAGCTTTAAATGAAGCTCAGATAAAGCTTATAAAGCAAAAGGTTGATGGGTTTAGTACAGTTTCAGGTATGGGCTTTGACTCTTTTAAAAAGCGTTACGAAGACCTACAAAGATTGGTAGTGAACTATATTGATGGTGAACTATCTCTAACTTTAAAAAACACAGAGTTAAATCAATGGTCTGCTGATTTAGATTTATTAGTTCCTAAATATATGTTCTATGTAGACTCATATGTTTTGGCTAATAAAGGAAGATGTACTGATAGAAAGATATGGATTAATAAGGATTTGGCAAAGCATGGTGATTTATCTGTGCTTTTAAACAATACTCATTATAGACCTTCTTTTGAATATCAAGAGACATTCAACTTTATATCTTCTGATGAGATAAGTATATTTACAGATGGTACATTTACACCAAGTAAGATGTACATATCTTATATGAGATACCCAGTGTATATTGATTCAGTAGGGTATACTGACTTTGATGGACAACCATCAATTAACCAAAATTGCGAACTTGAATTATACTTAGAAGATGAATTAGTAGATTTAACAGTTCAAAATTTAGCAATGTACACAGAAAACATGTCTGCAGTTCAATCAGCTCAGATGAGGATTCAAACAAACGAGTAATTTTTCATAATTTAAAATAAAACAAAATGGCGGATTTTTCATTAACCACCCTCTTTGTTGTACCAGTAGGAAATTCATTACCTAGCTCTGGATCAACACAAGACTTAACAGCTGGTCAGTTTGGTATTTATACCAATAACTATGCTGTTGCAACTGTAGGTAACATTGCAGCTGCTCCTTATTTCTATTTAGCTCAAGGTAGAGTAAACACGTATTTACAAGGTTCTAAGCGTTCTGACAAGATTTCTGCAGACAATGTATCTGAATGGTACAAAGTTACAGGTAATCCAGTTGCTGCTAACCAAGTAACAGAAGTTGGTGATTTCACTGTAAAACCAGGTGAAGTTGTAACTTTAACATTACGTGCTTTCTCTAGTTACATTGACACATTGTATTTCAACGGTTTCACTCGTAGTGTAACTGTAAACGCTCCATGTTTAGAATGTGGTGGTGATCCTTGTACAGATGTTGATGTACCTGCTTTAATTGATGAATTAATCATCAAGTTACGTCAAAAAGCTCCAGGTAACAACCCTGACAACATTAGCTTTGACACTTTCTATCAATTCCAAAGAGTTGGTAATAATGCAAGTGCTAAGTTAGTTATTAGCGGTAAGCCTTTGACTATCTATGGACAACCATGTGATGTGGCTGCATTCCCTTGGGAGTATGACCGTATGTATTTCCGTACATTCATCTTCTCTGGTCCAGCTACAACTGCTGACTTCATTGTTGATGATCCTTGTAACCAAGTAGCTCAAGCTGTAATTACTCAACGTAGTTCTTATGTTTCTGGTACTTCTGGAGAGATTCAACAATTAGAGAAAAACTTCTATAGCTACCAAGCTGGTTATTTGAAGCATTTGTACAGAATGGTTGGTTACAACGAGAACTTTGAGTCTTGGGTAACTGATGGTACTACTTACGATACTTTGTATATCAAGTTTAATGAGTATGACAAATCTGCTTACAAGTGGGGTGATTATATCATTGAAGATTCTCAAGTAATCATTGCTGCTCCACAAGCGTTAACTCAAGACATCTTAGATGTATTAGAGGCTGCTTTGGGTGTTGTATCTGATGAAAGTGGTGATATCACTTCTACAACTAGTACTACAACTACTATTTGGCCTAGTACTTCAACAACAACTACTTTGATTCCTTAAGAATAAAAGTAGAATCATATTAACCTATGCCAGAGGGTGAGAGGATAATCTCAAGTCCTCTGGCATTTTTATTTTAAAGACATGACTCTAGATTTTTTAGTAATAAATACTTTCAATACAAAAACACTAGGTGTTGCTGATATATCAGTTTATGATACACAGCCTCCTAATGTTGTTGCTCCAACTATGGAGATTACTATTCCTGGATATACTGTTCCTGTGTCTATTCCTTTTATACCTCAAGATTTTAATGTTTATAATTCTATTATATTAGGACTTAATACTCTTGCAGGAGGTATGCAACCTCTTCCAGATGGTGTATACTTTATGAAATATTCTGTTGCTCCTGCATATTTAAACTTTGTAGAAAAGAACATAATGCGTACTGAAAGAATTCAAGAAAAATTTGATAATGCTTTCATGAAGCTTGATATGATGGAATGTGATAGTGCAATTAGAACACAAGCAAAAGTGAATCTAAATAGTATATATTATATGATTCAAGGCTCTATTGCTGCTGCTAATAACTGTGCAATAGATACAGCTAACAGATTATATTTACAGGCAGATAGACAATTAGATAATTTTATTAGGAACAACTGTGGTTGTTCTGGAAACAACTATATAAATAACTTCTATTGATATGGCAAACTGTAGAGATTGTGGCCTTAAAGTAGGCTGCGGATGTCAATTAATTAATGGCTTGTGTTCAGCATGTAATAACAAGCTGAAACAAATTAATCAAAGAATAAGAAATGTTATCACCAAGATTAACGGACTGTATTGAGTGTGCTAGCATACCTGCACTATTAACTGATATTGATCTTAGACTAACTGCGTTAGCTAATGATCAGTATAATAATATTGTATACTCCTTGAATTATTTTATTCCAGGACAGGTAATTGGTGACTTACTACACTATAAACAAATATTAACTTACAAACTTTGTAATCCAGAATACTGTGCACCTTTTACAGTGGAGATGATTGCAAGTAGAGTAATATTGTTAATAAATAAATAAATTATAAAATGTCTTGTACAAGTTGTTTTAATGGATGTGTTGAGACTGTATCTGATCAATGTGTTAGATATACAGGTCCAACTATCCCTGCTCTAAATATTACTACAGGAGATACATTGCTTCATGTAGAAGAAATGATTACAACTAAACTTGTTCCGTTATTAACTGGTACAGGTGATGTTATAACTATTGCTTCTGGTGATAAATGTGCTCTTATAAATGGATTCTTAATAGGAATCACTTCTCCTAATTCTACTCAATTATTCACAGCGTTAGTTAAATCTGTTTGTAGTTTACAAGCTCAGGTGACTGCAGTTGCTGCTGATATTGCTGTATTAAATGCAGATTATACAATAGATTGTCTTACAGGTGTAACAGCCTCTTCTGACACACATGCTATCTTACAAGCTGTTATTACAAGACTTTGTGTTGTAGTGGCAGATTTAGCAGCATTAGATTTAGATGTAAGCACAAACTATGTAAAGCTGTCTGACCTAGATGCATTAATAGCTGCTTACATAGCTGGTCAATCAGGTAATGTAACTCAGAACTATTTAAAGATGGTTCCTTTTACAGTAGTTGAATACTATGGTCCTCTTACAAACTTTGATGGTACAGGTGCTGGTATAGGAACATTAGGATGGGATAAAATCTATTTATGTAATGGTTCTAACGGCACTCCTGATAAAAGAGGTAGAGTTGGTGTAGGAGCTATTCTTAATGTTCCTGGTGGACCATTAACCGCTGCTGTAGATCCTGTTTATGCTGGTAATCCAAATTATGATCTTGAAGATATTGCTGGTGCAAACACAGTGGCTATAAATGTTAATCAACTTCCTAGTCACACACACACTGCAACAGCAAGTGCTTCATCCACTGTAACAGATCCTGGGCATAGTCATTATGTTGGTAATACACCAGAAGGTTGGGATAGTTCAGGTAGTATTGGTATTGTAAATAGAACACCAAAGAATGTTCAAACTACAACTTCTACAACAGGTATCACTGTAGCAACAACTGTAAATGTAAGCAACACAAACACTGGTAGTAATCAAGGTCATCCAAACATTCAACCTGTAATTGCTTCTTATTACATCATGTATATTCCTTAATATTCTAAATCAACTATAAATGTCTTGTTTACCTGGTACACCTTGCTATAACGCTTATTATCATCCTAGTGAAAACTGTGGATGTGCTGAGTGCATTAGCAATTCAAATAATGTAATATACGTTGGTCCTAATTTACCAAACTCAGGAGTTCAAAACGGAAACTGCTTAACTCTTGCTATAGAAAAATTAGATGATGCCATTGGTACAGGTGGTGGAGGAACAGGTACTTCAGGTACGTCTGGTTCTTCTGGCACTCGTGGTACAAGTGGAACATCAGGAACTTCTGGTATTAACGGTACACCAGGAGCTTCTGGTACATCTGGAACATCTGGTGCCAATGGTACTTCTGGTGGTAACGGTACTTCTGGTACCTCTGGTGTAAGTGGTACAAACGGTGCTTCAGGAACCAGTGGAACATCTGGTGGAAGAGGTGCTGATGGAACAAGTGGTATTAATGGAACTAGTGGTGCAAACGGTACAAGTGGTCTTACAGGTACATCTGGTACTGCTGGAACAAGTGGTGAAGATGGAACTTCTGGTACAAGTGGTACAGATGGTACTCATGGAACAACTGGTACGTCTGGAACTTCAGGAACAACAGGTACTAGTGGTACAACTGGAACTTCTGGAACTACTGGCACAAGTGGAACAACTGGTACTTCTGGTACCACTGGTACTTCAGGAACAACTGGAACCAGTGGAACAACTGGCACATCTGGTACATCAGGCTTTGAAGGAGGTCTTGCACAATGGAGATTTAATCCTAGTACAAACACAGACATTAATCCTGGTGCTACATATTTCACTTTAAATGATGCAAGTTGGTTAGCCTCTGCTTCTCAAATTGCTATCAGTGATTTATCATATAATCCTAGTGCTGACTTCTCAGCATATCTAGATGCACTGAACCCTTTCTCAGCACTTAAGCTAGTTAGTACGGTTGATTCTTCTAGATTTAAAATATTAGAAAT